TCATTGGAACTTGACAAACTGGTATTACTATAAAAAAGAGAAGACTGGGAAATCCAAACGGAAATCCCAGTCTTCTCCATAACTTCAGAATTCTCCGTATTCAAAGTCTTCTGAAGTCACATAATCTTCTATCGTTTCTTCTCCATAGCATTCGTTATCAACATAAGCTGGAAAATATATTTTATCTATTCCAAGTGCAGGATCAATAAGTAACATGCGACAGGCAGTATCCACAATCTCGCCTATGGAATACATACTCCATTCCAAATCTTCTTTATCGGCAAGGATTTTACAAAAGTCATAACACGCATTATATATTTCATCAATACGTGCTTCTTGTTCTGGTGATAAGCTTACGTCATCATCCACATCATCAGAATTGAAATGAAACAATTGATCCATGATAATTTGATTTGCAAGATTTTGTCTTGAAACTTCCTCAGGATCTTTTCCAGTTGCTTGCATTTCTTTCATAAAACGATTACGTGTTTCTTGAAATTTTCCCATAGTATCACCTCACTTCGACTCCCGCCCCTTTCCAAATTTCTTTATCATATCCGGTAGTGGAGTCTTGTACCTTTATATCAACAGGTTTCTTTTTCTTGCTATGTTGATAATCTTCAATGGCATCCTTTAAGTTCGCAAGTTCACAATAAATAGAGTTTTCCTCATTAGAACAATCTTCCTCAAACGGAGCATTGTTAAGGAAAAATTCAACCTCTTTATAGAACTTCTGAAACCGCTCGCTATCTAACATAATTATCTCCTTTCTTTTAAATAAAGTTTTATAGATGTATATAGTGAATAATATATACATATACAAAATAATAAGAATCATTTACTCATTAAAGAAGATGTATTGGGAGCTGTCATCCAATACATCTTCTTCCTCTCTTGTTATGAAGGAGTAATGAGATTCCTTGTAAACATTCTGAGATACGCTTCATCACTATTCGCAGGAGCGCTTTCTCCCTTTGCCGCAGCATATCCACTTTTATACGGAGATTCCCCTTGTACCTTTTTCATTTCAGCCATTGTATCCCCATATGGAACTATTTTACCCCCATGAACAGGATGAGTATGCTTATCTAAAGCCCTTGCTATCGCTTCTGCTTTACAAGCAGCATCAAGGATAAGTTGCTTTAATGTGGCATCATCCAATGGAAATTTATCTGACTTAACAGAATTTACCATATCAAATCTATCTCCTTTCAATTATATCATAACGTGGTTCAACTCTTTACATTCTTTTACCTTCTTCTTGAGTAATCTTGCTCTATGTTGGTACCAATCATAAAGCTTATCAAAACCTACATCAATATACTCAATATAATACGTTGGTTTTGTACCGTCTTCATAAGGTCTTAATCGACCAGAAAATTGATCTGTATTTGGCAAAGATGCCCCAGGTTCTGTATTATGCATGAATCTTAATTCTGGAATGTCTTCACCCGTACCAAGCATACCAGACGTAGCAGTAATGATATCGTAACTTTTATAATTATCTACTTTGTTTCCTGTATAGAAAGAGCATACATTGAATCTACCATCTGTTTCTTCATTAGCAACCTCTTTAAAGAAATCACAAGTCGTCTTCTTGGACGATAGTATAAGAGTTTTACCAGACATTTGTTTTTCATTGAGAAAGAAACTAATAAGTCTACGGACTTCTTTCTCTAAAATACCCTTTCTCAATTCATACTCAACGTATGCATACTTATTGTACTTTCGTTTTCCACCAGTTACTCTTGCTACATCAACAGAGTTAGGGTGACTATTAAAAAGTACTGCTATATAAGTGATATGCCTTGCATCATCGCTTTGCTTTAACTTGAGTTTAGGTACTTTATAAAACGCAGTCTGAAAGACTTTATTATCTCCATAATTTGATAACTGGAATGTGGCAGTAAGATAGAAGGTTCTTTTTACATTAGTGCAATAATCTATCAGAAGAGTCATCGCATATTCTTGATGAGCCTCATCAAATACCTTAACACCAATTCCTAATCGTTCGATCACCTCTTGTAAAGCCGTTGCTCCATATCTTTCACAATAAGAGATTAATAGTTTCCTTGTTACAATGAATACTTTTTGATTCTTGCTTGGTTTTTTTCTCATATATCCATGAAGAAAATCTGATGAATATATGTCTACAATATTTGGTCCACCAAGATTCGTATATTCTTTAAATCTTGCTACCCATTGGTCTTTCAAAGTTTGAGTTTTCATAATGATAAGAGACTTTGTATGGAGATTTTGGATAGCCGCTATTGTACAATATGTCTTTCCCATACCAGGTGGCATAATCAATACTTTCTGCGGACTTAATCGTAAACCAGAAAACTCTCCTTCTCCTACTAAAAATCGAATCGCTTTTTCTTCATTTGTATCCCTTGGTGGTTTTTCCATTACATAATCCGTTCGAAACTCATTTGTCTCATTATCTATTATTGTAACAGGTTTTTCATTCCATTCTTCTAAAAATGCATCGTCATACCCTCTTGGAATATAAAGGATACGTTCTACTTTGTCATAAAGATATTTTGGATGGTCCGTAAATGCTGCATAATCATGATACGTAAGAGAGCGTTCCAATCTAACGTTATCACCTAATGAGTAATCATATATTTCGTAATGCGTATTGAACGCATATATCTTGTTCTTCCGCATTGTTATATCACTCCTTTATTTTATATATCGTTATAACCGTGTAAAAGTCTACGTAAAAAAGAATGAGGAGGTAGTTCATCCATCTACCTCCTCAATATTATAACGATAAAAACTGTCCGTTCAAATGTTTTACAACTGGGTGGCTCCTAATTCTGTACCCAGAACCTGCATATAGTTCTCCACGGTTGCCCTGTTCAAGAAGAAGGCATCCGAATTATACCCCTGATTATTAGGGGTCATATAGACTACGTTGAGGAAGAACTTTGTTACAGCATTGTCTAACCGCCCAGCCGATAACGTAACGGCATTAATACCATTATCGTATGTGATATAAGTAGATGAACCACTCTCCGGATACGGTAACGTCTGTGGATCGCAAATTCGATTAAAGAACCGGATTAATCGATATTGTTCTTTCTCATCCAATACAAACTGTCCTTCATTAATACGAAGTACAGTACGTCCTTTCTTGGTCTTTGCAATCGTAAAAACCTTCTTCTGCTCTTCAGATTTTGCCATTGTCTTTAAACCTCCTTATTCTTCACTTTCCTCGCTGTAATAAATCATGTTCTCATCCAATTCAATGTTCCGGCGATACCACCAGTCAAAATCAGATGATTCGTATTTGTCAAATGTGCTCGTAAGCTGAACCAACTGATATTTCAAATAAGATGCCGACATAGATACAGTGAATGATGGATTTTGCTTTAACGCAACAAGAACCGATAGAAGTACATAATCCTCAGGCATTACAATCCTTGAGAAATCAGGACGAAGCTGCTGATTCATAGGTCTTCTAACTAATTGACGTATAATCATTTCACCGTGTACGGATGCCGCATCAATCTTTGATTCAATCGTGAGATCGAGCATCATCTGAACCATCTCTTCATAAGTTGTTGCACCTGCATGATTCTGATTATGAATCAATGCCTGAATCTTCTTCATTGGAGCCGTCAACTCATTATTTTTCACATCCACCATAAAGATGAATTCTTCAAACGATATATCACCAAAATCAAGATACAGATACTGTCGACCGTCAAACAAATCCAATGCACCTTCAGACATTCTCTTCAAGAAGTCTTCATGCATATAAAGTTCTTTTGTATTCGGGTCAATAAACTCCGTAATCTCAACATATTCTTTCTTCTTACTGTGAAGATTCTTGACGACATAAAACTTTGGCACATAATAATTCAACCGATATTCCCCCTCATCATCGGAAGAACTACCAAATTCGCCGTCAAAATCATCAAAGTCTTCATCATTGTTCCGCTTCTTCTTTTTCTTGTTATTACCACCAAACTTCTTATTCTTCTCAATATCATCATCGTCACTCGCATAATCAGATGACTCTAAGTCATCCATTAAGATAACGATTGAATAAAGTTCCATATCTTCAAGATTCGGATTTAACATGATATCGGTCGTGGCAATAATGAGATATTTGTCAAATTCTGGTCCAAAGTTAATCATCTTAGATGAAGTCCCTTGGAAATGTTTTGCTGACAACAATCCCTGAACGATAGGGTTAAATTCTGTAAAGGCTGCGTAACAACCCGCAGAATACAAATCCTTATTCGTGTGATAAAGTTCTCCATAACATTCTTTACATACGCCGTCTGGTGCACAACAAGTAACTGGAGAACGCAACCAAACCCATTGTCCAATCAAATCTTTATCCGTATCATAGTCAATGATTTTATACGAATCCGATTGATTAAAACGATAACGTCTTCCATCCAAATGATATAGATGGTCATCGGACTGAATAAGGATTGGAATAGGGTTTGCACTATGACAATCTGTCACGGTTTTACTGAGTTTTACCTGAGCACTAAGAAGTGCTACAAGAATCAATACATAACCACCCGGTCCCATAAATTCATGGTTTGTTACTGCTGCCTTTCGTCCAGATATATTATTGATATAATATTTCGGAATGGAACCAAGATTTCCTGTAACATAATTATTGTTAATTGGTGTCGCAATAGTCTTACCATTTTCGTCTGGTTTCCCACCAATGATAGAAACAAACTCAGATAACTGAGCCACCTTTGCAGAATGACTTCCGACCATAGCCCGATAAGTCGTAAGAACTTCATCATGCTCAGTTCTATCAATCTGAGCTTTATCATATGCTTTCTTCTGAGCTTCCTGCTCGGCTGGCTGCTTCGTCTCGTCTAATTTTACATAGAGACCTTCTTTGAATCCCGGCATTCTCTTTGCCATATCTCGAAGTTCTTCTATATTAATTGAAAGTCCAATAAACTGATTGAACTTCAACGGAATCTTATTTAATAAGAAATTGACATCGGCAAATGTTTCACTCCTTCTCCGATAATCAATCTTTCTTGCATAGGGTTTCGCATAATACTTATTCATATAATCGGCAATGAACTTTGCATTCATATGATAACCCATATCCCGCGTGACAATATGCTCATCACTGAGTTTGGATGGATCAGCGGTTACAAGTGGATACCAAAATGCCAGATTCAGAACAAAATACCGAAACTCCAAATGTTTCAATGGTTCACCTGGGTCATTATGAAACTTAAAATACACTGGAAACTCTCTGAACTCTTTATGCTCAAATCCATGGAGCTCCATAACAACCATCTTCATGTAAAAATCCTGATAATATTCCATATAATAATCAGGATCGTGTCTCTCCTCACCGAGTTCCTTTCCTTTGTTGATAATATCGTCAATGACAAAGATACTATCTTTGAGCATTGCCATTATCTCCTTTGCTTTCTCGGTAGGACCCTCTTCGATTTTGCTGGGATCAAACCCATCGTCATCAACTGTGATGCCTTCTGCTAAAATCATAAGCGAATATCCTCCTTTTCATGTATTATATAAAAATGTGACCGTTGTTGTTACATTTCAAATCCTCCTTTCCTCACGATTCTTTAATATATCAATAAAAGAATGGATGCCAAAGTTTCTATGAACCTTGACATCCACTCCTAATTGTTCAGTGCATCTATCTGTATAAACCTTTTGTAATTAAATAACCGGATAGTCAGTTAAACCTTAGAACTCAGTTTCTGAGTGATGGTCTTAAACTGACTCTTTACCTGTGACGGGGGCTTAATATCCCCAGCAAGAGCCTTCTTAGTCTCCTTCTGAGAACGAGTCAATACCGACTTCGCCCGCTGCACAATGCCGTTGTTACCAGAAGCCTTCTTTGCCGTCTGATGCATACGAGACCTTGCCTTAGACTGATACTTCTTCTCAAGTCTGCGGAACAGGTACTTTTCCATACGCCACAGAGTCTCCAGCTTCTTGTAATCTTTACTCTCAGCTTCTTTTGCAGTCTGAAGAATAGCGAGTTTATATGCACGCTGTTTCTTAGCCGCCTTATCGAGACGTACAATAGACGTCTCCAAAACAGCCATATCCTCAGGCAACGTTCCTTCTGTTACGGACTTATCCTCTTCAGGGTCGCAAACCTCTTCGGATACGCCTTCCAGAATCGCTTCCTGTATGGCGATTGCAAGCAGATTAGCCATGTCACTCTCGGTCATGCTAACATATTCAACATTCTCCGCAAGCTGAACATTACCACTCTGCATCAATGTACTAAGGTTAGACATTTTGGTGTCCTCCTTCCATTAATGGGTTTAGAATATTCTTCTTGTCACTGAAAAATGGTTCACGAACCATTACATTGAATCCTAATTGAAAATGATGTAGTCGGAGCAGTTTTAAAGCAATAAACTGTAATACTATCATTGCCTGTGTCAATACGATCAATACAATCGTATGCCCGCCGTTCCGCTTCCAAAGCAGAAGTTGTTGTCGCAGCAGAATTTAGCCCGACAACAGGATTGTCCGATGATGTCATCCCAGGTACGGATATTGTTTGTTGAAAACCATCACCAGCACCACTTGCAACTGACCAACCAGTTGTTGGTATGGCGACATTGTAAGACCGAACTTTTTTCAGTCTCTCTTCAATATTCGCACTGAGACCTGCAAAATGACTTACAGGGACATCGATCTCCTCCAGCATTATACCATTTTCACTTGAAGCAATTAACTTCCCGCCGTCAAGATCGTTAAGTCCGGTGCCGCCTCTTTGAACAGGCATTGTTCCCTTAACGAGATTGGCTAAAACGACAGGATATGTGTTCTCACCAACAACGGCAACAGGCATGTTCATAACAGGTAGTGCTCCGGATGACCTAAGGGGTGTGCCTAAAAGCTCTTCGGATTCTTCTTCTTCGATGTTTTCGTAAGAAGCCATATCTTTTACCTCCTTATCTTAGTCATTATTGTTTTGTTGAGCCGTAGAAATCGTAATGGTTCAACTTACACCTTGCAACTATATTAAATGATTGAGTTTAAGATGTATTGTACAACGGTGTGGTAGCTATTTATACCGTAGTTGACAAATATCTAAACTTTGAAAAGTTAGGAGGTGTATAGAATGATTAGTAACGAAATACTAATGCGTTCTAAATTTATAAAGGATTGGGTGGATGATAATGTCGTCTACTTTAAGCTACAATATCCGAACGCAGATGAAAATATACTACGAAAAGTCTTATATGATATAGCATCTGAACATATTGAAGATCATGAAGCATATTTGCATAACGATTATCAAGATGATATGAAGGTTCAGGCAACCTTATTAAAGTTATACGATTGGTATTATAAAAATAGACCAATTGCTGCGGGACACGGCACTTTCTTCTACAATCATGATGTAAAGTCCTCTCCAATACAAAATGTTATTGATGGCCGTATTGCAGCTCGTAAACAGTATCAAAAAATTCGAGATACTTATCTTGGACCAAATGGTGAGACGGATTCCTATGAATATCAATATTATGAAATGATGCAGATGGAAGCCAAGGTTAAGATTAACGCCATATATGGTTCATTTGGGGCGAAAACTTTCCAGTTATATAACATTTATACAGCATCAAGTACAACTGGTACAGCACAATCGCTTATATCTACAACTGCAATGGCGTTTGAAGCCTTCTTAAATAACGCAGTTAAATTCAAATCTCTTGGAGAACTATTTACAATGGTTGGAAATGTTCTCAGGAAAGATCCGCATAATTTAAAAATTGATGGTCTTCGTTATATCCAAGACCCAGAAATGGTTTATGCTGTATGGAAAAATAATTTCTGGGAATGGAAAAATGAATACGATGGACCTATTAGGAATATCCTTCGGAATTGTTCCGTAGAAGATTTAACGAGACTCTACTACAATAACAATTTATTCGGGTTTGTTGAGAACGATATGATTAGTAGTCGTCTCAAGAGAATTTTCAATGTTACTGAGAGTTTCCGTAACCCAAATAAACAACCAGAAAATATCAAAGAAGACTTAGAGTTTATTTGGGATTATTGTCGGGAATTTGTATTCTATAATCATGCTTATACTGAGCAGATTGATAGGTTGAAACATGATCCAAGGTCAAGGGTTATTCTGATTGATACAGATAGTAACGTTATCAATATTAAACCTTGGGTAGACTGGACAAAGGATAATATCTGGGAACAATCTCATACATCTATGGGGGAGGAAGATAAGCAATTCTGTAGTGTTAATACATTGGCTTATCTGGTAACCAGAATGGCAAGAGAGTTATTGGATAGATATGCAGATGATTGTAATGTCCTTCCGAGGTTCCATCAGCGACTCAATACAAAGAATGAATTTTATTTCTCTAAAGTATTACTTGCTAATGCAAAGAAACGATATATTGCTCATATCAAACTTAGGGAAGGAAAGCAAATTAGCAAGATTGAATTGAAGGGTCATGACTTCAAAAAGGCTGGGGTAAATAAGGATATCGAAGATAAATTAATGGGAATTATTAAAAAAGATATCATTAATGACCCATTAATCAATGTCGTAGGACTAATGCGAGATGTGGCAGCTCTTGAAAGGGAAATAAGAGAATCTATCCATAACAGAGAACGGACGTATCTACTTCGAATGAACTGTAAGGTGGAAAAATCTTATGCAGACCCGTATTCACAAGGAGCGTTTACTGGACCAATCCTCTGGAATCTTATCAATCCAGATAATGTTATTATGGTGCCAGATAAATGTGATGTGGTTTTCCTTAACCTTACAAGTGAAAAGATATTGGACGAGAAGCTTGCTCCAAAATTCCCAAAAGAGGCGGATATCATAAGGAAAAATATATTCCATGGTGGAATTCCTCAATTTGAGAAAAACGGATGTAAATATCTTGCGTTACCAAATGACAATACAAAGATTCCAGAATGGGTTTATCCTGTACTGGATGAAGAGCGAATCGTAACAAGGAATATTGGAACATTTTATCCTGTAGTAAAATCATTATCATTTATCACTATTAGTACGGGCGATAATGAGTATGCTTCTAACATACTCAACGTATAATATTATAAATCACAGGTAACATCTTAGAAAAATTCTAAGTCAATAGTTAATAAAGGAGGAATAGTAAAATGGCATATGGAGAAAATAACGGAAATGAACAGAGGGATGTACAGACCCGATGCTTCCGCACAACAAATGGAATGCAGAGACATCCGGCAGCTTTTGAATGGTCATTTCAGGGAGATATGCTCAAGATTATTATCTCACCGGAACTTCCTGAAGCAGAACAGACTGAGAAGAGGCGGTACGATTATCAACATAGCTGGATTACATGTATCAGCCGGGTGAAGTGTGTCGATCTTTGGAATGGCTTTAAGGAAATCGTATTTCCAGCAATGAAGGAAGGTCAGGAGAAGTTTATCTCTGTACCGGTCGCTGATGTAAATCAGTTTGGAATCGGCGTGCGGAAGAACGATAAAGACGAGATGTGTGGATACGCTGAGCTTATCAAGAACATTGATGCGTCAAGTCTCACCAGCAAAGAGGCAATCGAGTATGAGTTCCGGAAAGGCGAACTGATTGTCGATTACAATCACGAAAGCGGGAAGTTTGGTGGGCGTAATATCACCGATAATGAGTTCCTGTTGTTTATCGAAGATTTGAAAAACTTCATTGCAGGATCTTCGAAGGCATGGAATCATGCAAATCGTGTGGTTGACAAGACCTACAAGGATATGGTTGTATCAGACATCCGGTCTATCGGCAATAAAGTCGGTGCAGAAATGAGTACAGGATATGCATCTCAGCGAGGCGGAGCCAGATATGGGCAACAGTCCCTGTTCGACAGTAATTCGATGAATGCACCAGTGGAACAGATTTCATCACTGGATGATTTGAATGTCGAATTCGAAGGAGAGCAGGCGTAATAGACACATTACGAGAGGAGAATAGGGGACAATGATGTCCTCTGTTCTCCATTTAATTTAAGGAGGATACAAAATGAAAAGGGGCTCGAAAATAATTGCAGTCTGTATTTTTATAGCAATGGGTGTATTAGGGATGTATCAAATGTCAGTTGGTGGAGGAAACAGTGGTTTAGTTGAAATAACCACTATATCAAAGTCATTTACCCATACAACTCCAAATATTACAATCTATGATACTCTCGGTGGAAAAGATTTTATATACGAAGCTAATTTTCGTTATATAACTGATGATATTTCCGGTGTCGTGTATCTTCTATACGAATCAGAATATGGTGCAACTATCACGCCAATGTATAATAAGGATGGTACACTAATTACTAAGAAACAACTTGAGTTAGAATGAAAAGAGGTGATACTATGAAAGCAATAGGAGCGGTGAATAAAGCTATGGCTATTGTATACAGGTTTTCTTCTTATGATGTATTTGGAAAACCAATGGATACAGTTACAGGATTCCATGTGGGAGTCTTACAGTACAATGGCATACAAAAAGACCGAAAGGTATTTATGTATGGATGAGATTTAAGGGTGGTTCCATAGACAATATGAGAACCACCCGTTTTACTGAAAGGAGTTGACTATGTATGCGTAAAAGTGTATTATACAAACGGTCTACTTTTTTTGTAGATGTATTCAATGTAATGCTCTACGTAGATTTATTTCTATATCATGAAATGAAAAAACGAATGGAAACAGATGCATGTCTTCAATATTTCTTTTCCGATAATATTCCAGATATAGAACCAATTCCAAAAAACGATAGAGGTATTGTACGAGTATTATCCAATAAAATAAATAAGAATGTCTTATTGGACTGGATTAACAAAGAAAAATTCTGTGAAATGAATGACCCAAACATGCTGGTTATATACGTAGAGAATTTAGTAAAGGATATGTTACAGAATCCAACCTGTGATGAATACGTACAATTAACCGGATTTGGAAACAACTTACGGATATTATGTAATGACAATAATACATCCAGAGTAACTCTATATATGCCATATGATTCAGATATCATATATGAAAGTATCAGAGATGCTTTTAATGGATACAGCTTAGATAAATTATCTGTATTCGTAGGGCAAAAAGAAAAGAAAGCAAAAGAATTCATCGCAGATTCTTATGTATTGGAAGACGCACGAGATATAGATAAATATCTCTCAGTAAAATATGCAGGATTAACAGAAGTGATTATCCCAGCATATGAATTTAATCTGATAGAAGATAGATCAAACATAGAAAAGTTAATAGAGCAAGTTACTATTACAAGACTGAAATTAGACCATGAAGAAAAGTGGTACCGTGATAATTTCAATCTTTCTATCAATACAATAGCTACACCCATTTAGCTGAAATACAATATGTTATGTAACAATGAAATAATTAAAAACAAAGGAGGTTATGTCGATGGAATCTGATAACAAGATTACACTCAATCTCACCCCCAACGTCATCGACGGAGAGGAATTGGAGACACTTTTCAGTACAGTATTTTCTCAGATGGCGAAATATGTCTCACGAACATATGGACCATATGGTGCAAATACTGCGTATCAGGTAAACAATAAAGTTTTAATTACAAAGGACGGTTGGTCCGTAGAACAGTCTCTCATTTATCCGAAAAGCGTAATGGCAAGTGTTATTCGGAAGATGGCTGTGGATGTCTCTACGGCTATTAACCTTAGGGCAGGTGACGGTACTACCACCGGTGTCATTGCAGCAAACGCTATTAACGAAGCTTTAATGGCGTGGAAGAAAGAGAATAAGATTCATGCGAAAACCATCACAAAGAATCTCGAATATTGTATCGAGAAGATTTGTGATAAACTTATCGAGAATTCTACAAAGATTACGGAAGAAAATCTGGCAGAATACATCTACAATGTTGCTCTAGTTTCATTAGACTGGGATACAGAGTTTGCCGGGTTTATTCGTGACATATATGTCAATACAGGCAATCCGATTATCAAAGTACAGAACTCCGGCACAGAGCATAGCTTTGTCGAATATAACGAAGGCTATGATATGTCGGCTCGACTCCTTAGCGAGTTCAAAGTCAATCACGTTGGTGAGAAGAAATATACATCAAACAGACCGATTATTCTGATTTTCTCATATACAGTCGGAACAGAGCTGTTTGAAAGACTTCTCACAACTTCAACTTTCCTGAACCAAAGGCTTGGTACAGAATTATTCATTCTGGCACCTGACTTTGATAAAAACTTCAGGGATAAATATAATCAGTATTGTATTTATCAGGCAAAGCATAAGGCTCCATTACCGAGTATGGTTATGGTGAAATATTTTGCGGAATACAATATTGAACGTGAGATGCTCATCGACTTCAGTTTCCTCACCGGAGCGGCTATCAATGCCAAGGGAAATGACGAAATTGAAGAAATCATGGATGAGTTTACGCGGATTACAAAACAGCCTTCTCCTACAAGGGAGCAGTTTGAGACAGATACCCAGTTCCAAAATGCAGTATCAGAGTTCAAGCAGTCCCTAATTAATGCAGGAGATGAACTCATTGAACACATGCAGCGTTTTCTCGGCGTATGTGATGAACTGACTGTTGATGATAAGCAGTTGGTTGCAAAAGGATTTGGCGATATTGAAAATTCCGATGCAATCAAAGAACGTATGTCCACAATTCAGGCAGAAATCACCAAGGCTGAGAAGGATATGAGTGCTAAGAGCATGATTACAGACGAAATCGGTTTGAAAAAGATTCGTCTCGGTAAACTCAAACTCAAGATGGCAACAATTAATGTCGGTGGGTTTGGGGACAGCCAATTAAAAGCAAAGAGAGATGCTCTTGACGATGCTATTAAAGCATGTGAGAAAGCATATGCTGAAGGTGTCGTTCCGGGTGGCGAAATTGCTATCATAAAAGCAGTTGGTGATTTGATGAGTGAGGAGAAAGATAGTCTCAGAAAGAATTTCCTCGTCATCATTTATGAAAGCTTTGTTAAGACAGCTTTAACGATGTTCTACAACAAGTACGGCGATGATAAGTGTCCGGATTATAAGGACAATGAATTATCCAAGAACGTCATTTATGAAGCAGAGAGAAGGAACACACCTTGGAACCTTATTACAAATGAATTTGATGAAACTATCGTTCATCCGGTTCGGGTCGATATTGAGGTCATAAAAGGTGTACTCAATCTGGTACTTACAACAACAACGACAAACCAGTTCCTTTTTGCAGCATATGATAATGCTGGTGAGGAGTTGGAAGGTATGAGGGAGGTGAAGGGATAAAATGTATTTAGCTGAATTCCTTGAAAATCCCGTTGGAAAAGGGGATGCATCCATTCCCAACAAATCTCTTATCCTTGGAGCTTTATCTGCAAAGTATGACCGCTATACAGATGGTTCTACAGGAAAACATAAAATCATTGAAATGAAAGTCTACAGAAATGCCGGTAGTGATACGTATTACTTCTGGTTGGTCATGCCGACAGAAACAGAGCGTGACAATACTTATGATGTAGTCTTTAAGTTTCATGATCCAGAAAAGAAACACAGACGAGATCTGTCCATTTACAAATATGATTTTCAGGTATTCACTAATACACCTTCATTCGCATATACTTTTGCATATGTATTCAACAAGAATGGATTAATGATTCCGAAACTTACATCCAAACTGGGGAGGAAAATTATCTCTTCCTCCCCAGATGTTCGGAACCGTAATCAAAACATTATGTACGACAAATACATCTACTTTGCAGCAAGGTATATACTAGAATCAAAGAAGATGAATCGTGTCACTTTGGAAATGATAGCAAAGCCGTATGATGAAAAATACTTAGTATCCCATATCCGTACATTAGACGAGATAATGGACCAATATCGAAAGGCAGAAGAGAAGCTAAAGAAGAAAAAGAAGTCTTCCAATATTCATAAAACAATGCCAAAACATCGGACTACTATGAGGGTAGATAAGGATGAAGAAACTGGCGTTAATGTGAAAAAGGCTCAACCTAAGATACATTCATCTATAGAGAAAGCTGCTCATACGGTAAATACTGTCAAGAAAAAGAGAGGAACGATTCGAAAAAAGTAGGAGGTGTTTAGAGTATATATTATACATGAAGAGTTACAGAACCTAAGGAGGATTTGTAAATGGCAGCAAAAGAGTTTGTACGAATAGACGAGTGGGGAGGTTCCCTTACTCGTGACATGTATGACAAAGCTTTGGCTGAAGCCATTGCTAACGCTAAGAAGAGTAAAGATAAAAGTGAGAGTAAAGACAAAGACGTGATGTATTTCAAGTCGATGGATAAATCCACTTTTGCGAAATCAGTTGATGACATTTGGGTTATCGGGGAACTTCCAAATATTCGAATCAACTTTAACAAGGCTTTGCCGAAATCTACAAAGGCAGGGATGTTTGAGACAGAAGAGGAGAGACGTGATTCGGAGACATTTGAGATTGGAAGAAAGGCTTTTCAGAATAAGTTAATACCCTTATGTCAGTATCTCAGTTATTTTACAGAGTTCTATGATCCGGAAAAGGAATTATTAGGACTTTATATGTACATGAAAAATATCATCGATGACGGTAAAAATTCGTTGACCGTTTATGAATTTAAGAAACACTTGATGGGAAAGATTTTCCGAGATTATAGCATCAAAGAAAATATATATATGATGGTTGAGGATAACCATTATATTGATGCGACAATTGATAGAAAAACAGGTCGAGTCTTTAATGGACCGGATGACTTTACAAACGAAGATATCAAGAGATTACTGGCGGTTAGTATGATGCTTAAAATCATCATTCCACCAGTTGAGCATTATATTGCTACGAATACAATTTATTCCAACGATGATCCGCTTATCAATAATTTAACGCTGGATTTATTCGTGGATATGTTCTATAAAGTCGGTGATCAGAACGATGAATATGAAGCCGATGAAATTCAGGAGAAACTTTACATCTTTACAGAAAAGAAAGTAAGGAAACATTGTAAAGGTCATAATGTAATTTGGGAGCAGCAGGCTGCTCTTAGGGGAACAACGGAAGCATCTCAGCTTGATAGACTTCTTGTTAAGTTCCTGCTTAGTGATAATTTCTTCAAGTTCCAGTTCAACAATGCATTGTCTGCATTCTTGAAGGCAATTATCGAAACTCAGTTGACGTTTACGGTACAACGGGTATCGTATAACTTTGACCCAGTTAGGGTAACGGCAGAAAAAGGTCCAGATGGATTATCTGGTATAGATAAATTGGAACAGATGCAAATGAAGGTTGATGAAACCAGAGCGGTTCGTTCCTATAAGGCTCTTGATGATGTAATTAAGAGACTGGAGGAGCGTTATGGGAAAATCTCTGATGATGAAATCGCTTTCTATACAAAGTATCTGTTCAATATGGATAAATTCCATAATGATATGCTGAACTATAACTTTGCAAAAGAATTTGGTGGGTTTACAGAATTAAAGTCATCCAGTATTCGGCAGGTTATGAAGTTCGTAATAATAGCCAAGAGGGAATTAAGTTCTCGTGGCTATAGAGAGTTACAGTGGTTTGTCAGTTCATTACTGAAAGGTAAGGTGAGTAACCGTTTACTCCAGAATAGTAAGTTCATCAATAAGCTGAAAACAGCTTCTACCTATACGCACTTAATTGACGATAAATATATGATTATGATTGAAGGATTTAAGGATGATCCAATCCTCAAGATCATTTCAAGGGTATTGAATAATAACTATACATTCGTCGAGTACGAGCAACCGGAGCTTACAGGAGAAACGATTGTCTTTAATGAGGATATCATTTCCGATGAACTGTTGAACTTTATCGATGAAATTTGAGATTAACAAAATGCCAGATGGGTACGGTTACATCCATCTGGCATCGTTTTTTATAAATAAAATATTTGCATCCAACCCATAAGTAATAGTAACATATCACGAGGAGGTGGATATGAATGTTAGGATGGAAAACGAGAGAAACTATAGACCCAGAATTACAAGAACTCTATGAGTTCGGTGATTCAATCAAAAGAGTTTGTTTAGCAATTACCGGGGTAATCATCATGGTATCCGTTATTGCAATCAAACTTATTATCATTGCTACAAGAATAGCTATGAAAGAGTAGGTGGTGATAATGCGAAGTAGCGATAAAGAAATACTACTAAGCATATTACAACACAACCGGGAGTGTGTTCCAGTGGGCGATATACGAGTAAAGACAAAATGTATTCTTTGTGGAGATTCTAAAAAGGATCAAAACAAGAAACGTCTTTACATCAAATGTGACCCACTGGACGTTTCTGAGCCAGTAATGTATATATGCTTTAACTGTGGGGAGAGTGGTCTACTTACAGTTGACATGTTAGCAGAAATATTTGGTGGTGAATTAAATAGCGAAGAAGTTGCATTATTAAAACGAATCAATAAAAACGCAATGCGAGACAGTGGAAACCAAAAAGTCAATAAATATAAAAATAATAGAGAAATCAGTGTAGAAATACCACCACCAAGAAAAACAGAAGACACTATTCGAAAAATTCGGTATATGAATAATCGAATTGGTTATACAGTTCCATTAGAAGATTATGGAAAACTTAAATTAATCTTCAACGTCAGTGAGTTCTTATATGTAAACAAATTGATTCCATTGAAAAAGTACCAAGACTTCATTCGGGATTATGATAAAGACTATATTGGGTGGTTATCTGTGAAAAATGAGTATATTATACTCAGAGATATAACCAACCACCATGAAAAACGATATATCAAATTCAATATATTTGGAATGGAATCAAATGCTCATTCTTTCTATACAATTCAGAATCAAATTAATACAATTACACAAGACCCGATTCGAATTGTTACAGCAGAAGGTCCATTTGATATCATGTCGATAGTCTATAATATTTATGGTGGGATTATTCCTAATTGTATCTTTATGAGTACAAATCATGGGGCTTTCTATAATCCTTTGCTTTATTATATGAATAAAGGGATTGTTGGTTCCAATGTATATATAGATATTTATCAGGATAGTGATAGTATTATGGATTATCAACTATTACGAAATCAAATGAAGATTTATACGAAGAATTTTTCATTGTATGGAAACGCAATTGGAAAAGATTTCGGAGTCCCTAAAAATGAATTCGAAATAGAAAGGAGGATGTAATGAAGAAATCTTCAAACTTTATCATGGACTGGAAGAAGATGATTAAGCAATCTAAACCAACTAAAAATAAAAGTATTGTGGAAAAGGTTCGTCGAATTATTGATAAGGGGAGGTGTTCCTAATGAATAAGGGATTGATTGCTCTTGGAGTTATTGTTGGAATACGAGTCACTATAGCTATTCTCAACCATAACAAAAAGAGCATTGTAAAATGGGCTAAAAAGAGAATAAAGGACAACGAAGTACTCAACGATCAACAACGTAGTGTAATTATGGCAGGTCAATCAAAACTTGTTATGGATTACAACGTACTACTACAGGAGATATTCAAAGATGGTGGATTTCCGAGTGGAAAATCCACCCAAGAAGTTCTTGACGCAGCTCTTAAAAAGATTCAAGATTTAAGAATACTCGAAAATATTTCAGAAACTTATGACGAGACGTACAAAATCCCAGTATATGAAGAACTTGAGGATATAGTCTTGATGTTGGAGTCGATCGAAGATGGATATCTTGATATAGACGATAGATATAACGATTCACAAATATCCATAGTAAAACAATGTCTTACTCGACGAAAACTCTATCTTGAAAAAACGGAAATCGAAAATCAGAAAGGAGAAACCACTAATGATATTGAGTGATAGAACAATCAGACGACTTCTTGGAATTGGTGAACTTGTCATTACACCATTAAAAGAAGAGCAGATTCAACCAGCAAGTGTGGATATTCGATTGGATAATACATTTGCAACGATTGATGACTATGCTAGTCAAGTTATTGATTTAAGTAGACCATGTAATTATAAAACAATCAAAACAGATGAATATATTCTACTTCCGGGACAGTTCATACTGGGATCAACTATAGAGTATTTCAAGTTGCCAGCCAACATAACAGCATTTGTTGAAGGGAGAAGCTCTTATGGAAGACTCGGTTTATTCATTCAAAATGCTGGTTGGGTTGATCCAGGATTCGAAGGAAACATAACATTGGAGCTTTTCAATGCGAGTAATAGAGCTATTCGTCTTGTATCGAATAAGAGACTTGGTCAGCTTGTTTTCGCAGAGATGGATTCAGTTGCAGAAAATCCGTATAATGGGAAATATCAAGGACAAAAAGGAGCAACCGGCTCCAGAATGTACAAAGATGCAGATGATATCGGCTGATTTATTTGGCAATGGAGATAAATCCCATTGCCAAATATTTCGTTGATATATTAACACTTAGTATCAATAAATTACTACACTAAGGAGGTTTCATTATGAACAACGATGTATTTCAGAAGAAATTAATGGATGTTCCATTCATTGTAGATGTAAAAATGTTACGGGCTACGCCGTCCTTAAAAATTCCGAAGGAATTGTATGAGAACGACAAAATCGGTTACATGTCACCCGTGGGACTTAAAGATGGCAAATGGGTCATTACACCTGAGTGGAGAAATGGACATTTCGGAATGGATTCCCATCTTATGGATATCGTGAATCCTGACACCGGCGGACTCTTTCGCATTAGGATTTTGCTTGAAGACGAATCCATTACGTTCGTGGAGGATAATGATTACGAAAGTCAACTTCATGAATACTTCCGTACCATCATTAAGTTCAGTATATTTGACCAGATGTCAAGCACTCTACTTGGTGATATTGTTCGAACACGGTTATTCGGGTATGGGAAGACAATAAAAGTTTTCAACAACCAGATTACCGGCACCATATTTGTATGCAACGACCCATATGATCTGGAAATTACTGAGGATGGGGATATTATATTTGGTGACCGTCCTCGAAATCACCAGGTACCTGATTATGCAAAAGCATATAAAGCATATTGGGATAATGTCATAAAAAAGGAAGCGAGAGAATACAGCTTTAAAGATGCAATCTCAAAGATATTTGAGAAAAGCATGTTTGCCACGGAAACTGAGTCTACTTCTACAGTCATTTATGTGGTTACAAATAATACACCGTCAGGTGAATATACCCCTTCAGTATTTAAGGAGTTAGAAGATGCTCAAAAATGGATGATTCAGACGGCTATCAACAATTTTGTCGCTGGTAATCATATAGCTCTTGGTAAGGGTTATGAAAATTTCTTTAAGGATGAATCTGACCCCTATAATAAATTGATGGTAACTGGAGGGCAAGGTGCGGTCGACGTATTCATCGAGAGTTATCTTGATGATGCAGATGGGAATTTCGTTGGTGAATACAGAGCGGATATATACTATCCAGACGACACCTATAACAAGTTCGAAATCTATCAGATTTCCATTGATAATGGGATACCAACCATTAAGCAAGCTTGTAAGTGCTTCTGAGTTTTAGTAAAAATTCACACAAAGAGTTAATTGATTAGAAAATCGGAATACCCCAGTATCTCGGTTCCTCTTGTGCATTGGTGACTTTTGCTGCAAACTCCTTATATAAAATGAATGTGAACTTGTGTATGTATCAGTTAATGGTACTGGGGTTTAAATATTCGAGTGTAAGGTAGTGGGCGTCGGGGGCGTTCCACTACCTTACACATTTCATTTTTTGCACAAGTCCTTAAAGGAGGGATTCCAATGAGTAATTTACATACGGTGGAGAAATATCTCTCTAAAGGTGATCTCTCTATGGAAATTAGACAAATTATCGAACGACATCGCTCGGTATCAAGAGATACCTATGAAGATATTTTCTCAAATCAGAGATTTATTGATGTATTAATCAATGACTATAAAGAGCATGGAAATCTTATCATTGCATACGATTTTGATGATACAGTGGAACCACAACGTCCAGAGAGTAAATCATGCGAATTGGTTATTGATTTACTTCGATTATGTAGTCAACTTGGATTTACTATGATATGCTTTACGGCTCGTACAGAAGAAAAAGATATTGAAATGATAAAGCAAACTTGTAGCGAACTTGGTATCAAATTAGACTACATAAATGAAGATTGTGATGCAATTAAACAAAAGTGGAACTTTGAATACATTCATAAAATTTTTTATAATGTTTTCTTGGATGATAGAGCTGGTCTTAGACAAGCTTATGAAGTATTATGGGGTTTCATTGATTGGTTCTTAGAGCAAGATATAAACTCCATTGATTCAAGGAAAGGGGGATATTGATGGGTTACTTAAAAACAGCAGATACCCTTGTCAAAAACTCCCAAAATGCTTTGGACAAAATACTCCAAAGTGGTGCAGCAATTAGTATCACTGGAATGGGTGAGCCAATTCTGGTTACATGGATTAACGTCAACCATGAAAAAAGTAATGTTCTAAATGGATTAGAAACGGTGGATGAACTCTTAGGAGAAAATTCCCCGCTTCGTTACAATCGGGTTGAAAACCAACCAGCATACGGGATTGCAAGGGATATTCAAAATCTTGAAATGGCTTTGGATGATAATGGTGTTCTGGATATGAACTGGGAAATTGAACCAGTTCTACCACCTCATACTGTCATTCCAAGTCCATATGATTACATGATTTACAAATTTGATTCTGGTAGAGTTGCAGTCTTCAGAGTCAATGATGTTAAAACATCTACTGCGATAGCAATGACCAACGGCTTCTATAAAGTTCCTATGCACTTGGTTGATATGGATTCAGATGATTATGAAACCAAAATTGACAATCAGGTAGAAGAGGAACTGGAAGTAAATCTTGACAGAGTTGGTTCAAATAAAAGATGTATCATCAACTCAAAAACGTTCGACGAAATTAAATATATCGATAAAGTTATTCGTCAAACAGTTTTGGATTACGTTGATACATTCTTCAATCATAGATACAATTCCTTCATTTTTAGAGGATACGGGGATACTGGACTAATTGTCTATGATCCACATCTGACAAAGTTCATTATCAAGCATAACATTCTGGAATATTATAACGATATTCTTCAACCCGTTGTGATTGACCAAGATGAGACCTTTAAGGCAGAGTATAATAAGACAGTATTTCGAGCTGTTGAAATGAGGGAATCAAGACGTATCAAGTCATTACTATATGATCTAACAACATTCACGAGACAATGGACAAATCCATTTACTTACTGGGGTGAAGAGAGTGTCTATCTTCTTAGAGCATATGAGGATAAAGAAACTCATTATTCAAGAAACACGTATATGGATTTTAACTGGTTATACAATATCAAAACCGTAACAGAATCACCTACGGTTACTATGATAGAAAATATTATCATACGATATTTCCAGAAACCAACCTTTGAAAAGTTTATGACTTTAGACGAGGTAAAAGAACTACAACGAGTAATAGAAGAACCGGGATATAGTGAGACATTCTTCTATCTAATTCCGATTATTCTATACATACTCATATCGTACAACGAATACCTAAATGAAAGTTATTCGTAAAACAGGCAATTAAACCAATCCAGAAAGGAGAATAAAGCTATGGTTAGAATAGTATCACATGGTCTTTCGACTTTGATGGAAGCCATTAATCAGAGTAAAAGAGCGAACGATGAAAGCGATAAGCTGACAGCTATGTTCGAAGAAGCTATTGATGATGATGTCATTAAGCTTGCAACTGGAAAAGATGTGGATTCCGTCGAGAGCGATATGGACGGTGACGGCATCGGAGAAGACGATGAAGAGATGGAAAAGCTTCTATCTAAGATTCCACCTTCGGATGAAATGGACGAAGACAATCTGGAACAGTTTGAAGAGGCTTGTGAAGCTTATCTTCCGATTGATTAATAAAGAAAGGAGAGTAGATATCAATGGCATTTAACAATGACAATTCCAAGATGATTACGGTGCAGAGCCGTGGCTATGTACATACCTCTCGTGGTATGGTAATGGCTCCAATTCGCACCCCATATCGTGAGTATATTGAGAGAATCTGGAGTATGCTCACAAATGATAGAGCAGAAATCTATGAGAGGTTGAAGAACGGTACTGATTTGAAGCTTACCGTTCAGAACTTTGACATTGATAACAATCAGCAGAAGAGTGAAACAAACCCTGCACCGGTTTCGGATACTGAAGTTCAGAGAAATTCCCAACCCCAGCAGGTTCAGAACAATAACCAGAATAATGGGAATCAGTTCGGGAACGGAAAAAAGAACAACAAAAAGAAGAACAAGGGTAATAATCAGAACCAGTATCAGCAGCAGTTCAATCAGGCACCTGTTCGGAGCAATGAACTGGCTCCCGCTAACGAGTCTAAAAATGAGGCTCCTATAGAGACAGAGCAGGTTACCCCTGAAGAGGTGAAATCTGAAGAACATGTAACAGAAACCGCTGCTCAGACGGTTCAGGAAAATGAAAAGGTAGAGGAAACCAAAGAGCTTACTCCGGAAGAAAAGAAAGAAGAGAGTGCAGCTCTGGCAGTAGATGTTGAAACAGCTTAATTCATCTTACATCCTCCCGTATTTCATATACAAAAGAGAGTGAGTAGAAAGTTAAACTTTCTACTCACTCTCATATTTTTTATCTGGAATTTTCCAGTACCTGTTTGTAGGTATAAAAGACGGACTCTACTTCTGAATCATCAAAACCAGACTTAGGATTTTCGATTTCTTCGAGAGTCACCTTTTCTGTTAAAGAAGGGTCCTCGTTCAGATAATCTTGTAAAGTTTTGCCGACCATCTTATCAATCATCTCCTGTAGTATCTGGTACAGGTTCCTCTGTAGATGAATTATCTGTTCCAGATTCACCTTCTGAGTTGTCCGTCTTTGAGCTATCATCTTTCCCGCTTGGTTCATCTGTTGTAGAGCCAGAATTGTCACCCGTGGACTCACCATCAGAATTTTCATCAGTGTCACCAGTTGCTGTATTATCTTCCTCCGTTTCCTCTACATAGTTTGGATTCGTAATAAGATAATCTTCAACAACCGGAATGACATCAATATCATTCTGGCTTCCAGCAACTCTATAAACAACAATCATCGCTCTATCATCAAATGTTACACGGAAATACTTATAATTTGTATATCCGTCAAATGTAATGATAATAGAACCTGCTTCATTTACATTGAACAAAATTGCTCTTGACTCAGGACCAGCCTCCATAGAAGCATTTTGACGATACTGAGGGGAACCAGTCTTAGGGAGATGACTAATAATATATGGATTATCATGTCTCTTCATAGGATCAGGATTACTCGGACTATCCAAAGGTAATCCAAATTGACCTAACATATAACCCATTTTGGAAGAATTATTCGTCTGAGGAGTCCCATACAACGGTTCCGAAGGACGCTCCATATTCAAAAGAAGATCATCTGCCAAAGAAGTTTTATCAAGATAGGCTTCTCCAAATACCATCTGTTTTTCAACCAATTGGAAGCCGTCAACTAAGACATCAACGGATTCAATCAATTCTTCATCCGAATCTTCATTCTTCCGTGCATAAACTTTTACCTTCTCCGTATTGAAGAAAATAAATGGTTGATTGAAAGTAACCCGAATCTTAGTATCTTCTTCCCCGAATTCTACCATAGAATGAACAGTAGAGATCATCTTCTTAGTCGTTCTCTTTCCGGTCAAATCTTCACAAGCATCAATATAAATCTTAGAAGACTCTCTTAAACCAGAAATCGTAACATTTACAGTTTTATACGAAGTGACAAGTCCAGAATCAATCTCCGTAAGCATAATCCCAGCAGCTTCCATATCCGCAGTACCAAAGAAATGCGGTACACCATTGATACAAACAAAGCTAATCTGATAATTTGTCGGAAGAGCTACTGTAACCTGAATAGACTCTCCTCTCTGGAATTCCTGAATATTGAAGCGATTGCTCGTAACTATGTAATTATCAGAATCCTTCTTATCAGGGAAATAGCACATATGATCACAACCAATTTGAGCCATATATACAGGTACAGTCGCTTTCAATTCCGTAGATACTCGGAACGTAATTCCCTTGTACACATCCACAATCTTGTCAAATTTGAACAAAAAATTATAGTTCTTATCAACAAGCTTCGCAGCATAGTTCTGGTCATCCAGAACAAGAACTTCATGAATCTTATTGTCCGCAATCCATCTTGTAAGGAAACTTGCATCAGCCTGACTATGTGGCATTACGAAATATAGAAGTTTATCATTCTCATATCCTGGCATACGACAAGTAAACATTCCAAAGGATTTGAAATGAGTATAAATCAAATCTCTCCTCGTCTTCATACCAGCATAGTCAGTCAACATTGCATCCCAAAGATTCTTGATTACATTAAACATCACATCCGCATCAAACGGATATGTTTTCTGAAGCCAAGCTACTGGAATATAGCCAGATGCAACCATAACCTGAAAAATCTGATCAGAATATATTTTAGACAGGTATATATTTGCATCATCCTGCTCTCTGAGAATCGTTTGATTAACAAAGTTCGCAGTAAGCTCAGCACTCGGTAAATTTGAAACATACTGCCCTTCAGAGGGCTTCACACCACTTCTCATATTCTGGACATTCGCCAGATAACCAGAAGTTTGCATTGAGAGGTGGTATAATAAATCTTGTATCTGAGTAGACGATACCGACAAACCAGACGATACCAATATTTCAGATAAATCAAATCCTACCATGGTTTTAATCTCCTTTCTATCGGATTTTTACTTATTTGTCCTCGATTTTTTGTGCGTAGTCCATATACATCGCATACTTTTCGTTGATTGTATCTATAGATTCACTATAGACAATACTTCGAACCATATCAGAACCAAGATAGTTTAAGAAAGTCTTCACATCACAAAGGTCTGTATTTAAGTGCCTGGTTCCTTCTCCACTCTTTGTAATTTTACCCCAAACATCCATTCGACATTCATCAAAGTACTCTTCCCAAAATTTCGATTGTTTATAAGTCAAAAATACATTTTTTGTGAATTCTATAATTTCATCCATTGGATACAGGGCTTGATAATCTAATTCACATTTTTCGAGGGGAAGTCGTTGAATTTCTACTTTCATAGCTGGGTTCTGAGAAAGAAATCCTTTCAAAAATTCAAAGAATATATCAATTTCGAAAGCATATCCAAGAAGGTTCGATTCTCGGAAAGCTAAATAAATCATTTCGGTCATTTCGAAAATCCTCCTTACTTAAAATTTCGTTTCTTAAATTCGAATTTTTAATATATAATTCAAATTTCGGATTTTCTAAATAAGGGTTTACGATGTACCGTATTACGAAACAATAGCTGCGTAAGCAGCAACAATTCATGAAATCGCACAAAGTGCGATTTCATTCGTGGGGTTATGACCGGAAATCAAGAAATTATAATGGTTTACATTTCTCTTTTTCTTTGGTTCTTTCTTTTTCTCTTTTCAAAATTTCGGATTTTAAAAAATTTTCTAACAATGACTTAATTTCATTTCTAAAATTTTTCTTTTTTAAAATTCTAATTTTCATGTAAAAATTTTCTTTTTTCAGAATGAAAAAATCCCCGAAAAATATGAGAAAAAATAAATCATACAACACCCCATTAAAAATGGGCCGGGGGTAGTGGGACCCCGGCCCATTTTTTAGGGGGTTGATTTTTTCTCTTTTTCTTTGGTTCTTTCTTTTTCTCTTTTAAGAAAATTTTGAAATTTTTTGACGGATATCTGATTGATAAATTGTCAGATATCCGTCTATATCGTGTTTCTTTCATTTTTAAAGCTCCAAAATTTGAATTTGAGTTATATTTTGTTGACCACTTCCTAAAAAGTAATTTGGAGTATAACCTAACTACCCCATGTTGTATAGATTAAATGCCTACAACTGGGCACGGAAAAGATTTTCAGTGCTCCTTGAATGAGTACTCCACTAACCTTTTACGGAGTGGACTAAAATGCTTGACTCAATTTAGATTTAAGAGATAATGAACGGCACCACGAGAAGAACCGTTCATTACTGTGAATTCACATTAACTATACGCGATAATAAGATATTCATGAGAGGGATTGACTATGGTGCTCCTAACACAGCTCTTATTTTCCATTATACCGCAAATATGGTAAGATGTTTGCAACCATCCTACATTAAGAAGTCCGGTGCCCCAGACTTGTAGCATCCTATAACGAAGTTTAGCATTATAGGTTCTTTTATTCTATAAGCATAATGAGATTCTATTTCTACCAGCCGAATCCAGGCATATGAGATGCAAATTTATTCGTCGCAGCCTAAGCGACCGTCTGTGCCATCCTGTGACACCCACGATTAAATTGGCAAGGGTCCCAACTCTCGCATTCATAGTAGTGGAGTTGCAAGCCAGACTGTCTGTTCGCTACTAACAATGTCATATTCTCTTGCTTTCACGCAGTTGTCTTTAAAGGACCGCATCCAGTAATTTAATAGAATAGGGCTACACTACTCCATGGTGATTCCAACGGTCTCCGTCCCTCCTATGGGAGTTTGTTTCAGTTCTATTTCAGTTACCCATAGTAGTTCTGCCACAGTGTATTGCGTTGCTATTTCTACTAAACACCCGCTCTCTTAGGATGTTTTCTTCTAATCATTGACCTAAAATACGTAGATTGCTACAACATACGTATCAATTGTCGAGAGAGCATTGTATAACATAAGTGGCGACTCTTACAGCCTTCGTTACCAATATTGCTACTGGCGGCCCCACGTCCTGCATATTCACAGACTCGTACACATTTGCCACCATTTTGATTTCACGGGTCTCTCGTGCTAACAACCTTGATATTGCTATCAAAGTTTCAAGTGTTAGTCGTTACTTTCTCCACAGCAGCGTGACATGTCCACTTTCTGCATTAAGAGTATGTACATGTCTCCATTAATTTTTGTTAAAATATATACAGTCAAGTAATGGAAGTTCTAAACTTTCATAACCAAAAAATTTACTCCCCTCTTTATTAACTTTTCATGTATCAGTCATTGAGATAGTAGGAAATGGATGGACCTACTATCTCATTTTTTGCGTATATAATTTCTGAAAAGCTGATTATTGATATATTAAGATACAAGAATACAATGGAGAGGAGGTTAAATGGATGAAAAGTATTTATACAATTTCACCAATGATTTACAATGAGAAATTACCAAAACCAGGTGAAATTGGTCATGTCATTTCTGAATACTTCTTTTTATTTAAAGTCTATCACGAATCTAAAGACATGATAATCATGTATATGAATTATATGGATAAATGGTATGAAAATGTCTTCAGTAAATTACATCTCAAAATTATACAGTTTGACTACCCGGATAATATTGCATATTCTTCTGGAGCTATGGCAGATTATATTAATACCCATTATGCACTCTCAGAGACAAGCGAAATAGAGATTGAACACGAATTAATTATCCAATCAGGAAAGCATTATCTCTTTGGTACATTTGAGGTGATGTTTAATGGGGTTACTAAATGGGAGATGTCTCAAGCCGCGACAAGTTTATTTGAATATGATAATTTATCTGATGCGGTTATGATTATAGCGAGGTATCTTCAGTTTGATTTAAGAAGAATTTTATGCACTTTGGTGAAAATCCTGTACGATTATGATGAAGCGTTTCAGGAATTAGAACAAATGGATTATTATCATTATGATGTTTTCGACAATCCATATATTGACAGTAATTATGCGATATATTACGAATTAAGAAAATTCGTAGAAATAGAAAGGAGAACTTCATGATAGTTTATATTATTGACGTAGCTGGAATGAAAGATTATGTAAATCCCAGTGAAGTACATCCAGTTGATGATGGAGAAGAAACATTACCGGAGTTATTATGGCTTCATAAGGATATCATAAGAGGTTGTACGAATAATTTTATCACTATGAAGTCATACTATGATGATATGCAAAATCTTATAGGCAAATACGTAGACTTAATAGTTCACGAATATGAAATAAAGACCTCATACGATTTACCACCAATATTACGAGGAATTGATATAACCAAAGAAGATGAAATAGATGATGAAACATTGTCGGCTATTGGTCTTACTCTGTATAATAGTCATGATAGAAATATTAATAGTGGACGGAATTATGAAGCTGCTCATATGCCAGTATTATTTAGATATCCTCTTGAAAATGGTGAATCATATGTTATTAATTCAGCAGCTCAAGAAGTATTTAATGAAATTTATTTCACTGAATGCGAATACGAAATTTTATTTAGAATTGCCAGATTATTCATCTGCTTGAATAAGTATGTAAAACCGTTATATGAAGATGAAACTTTGAAGGGAATGTATAAAATATTTGAAAGCGAATTTATGGAATTACCATATGATTTCTACAATCCGGATTTACGATGGCATATTGACCCAATTGGACTTAGTAAGATTTATGTAGATTCGCTTGAAGTTTTTAGAAGATAAAAAAGAATATACAAAAAAAATAATCGGGAGTTGGTGCCTCCCGATTACCCACCCATTTAGGGTGTAGCCTTTCGGCTATGGAAAAGTTTACAGGTAACTGTAAACGTAATCCACTTTGTTTTGAGCATTTCGAATTGTTTGCTCGGTTAAGCTTTGATTCGGTGCTCTTCTTACTTTAGTTGCATTTGGACGATAAACACCATCCGGACAACCAAGAACAAGACGGTTAAAATTGCGGATGAGTTTATCGTCCGCAACATTTCCAGTCAATGGCATATTGACCTCCTTTCTTAACGCCAACTATAGGTTCAATAACCCCCTTTCAGGATATTGATATAACTTATGGCTGTCGTTATATCTAAGGAGTTAATATATAAACAAAAAGTCTGTGAACCGGATTTTTCAAAGGAGGAGATGATATAATGCATTACGGATTCGTTCCTAATCAACCAAATCTAAACTTACAATTCTCAGGATATACAGAAAACCCCTATACATTTCAAAGATATATTGAATTATTGGAAAAATTCAATGTTCATAATGAGTTACCCAATGAAGGTTATGAAAATAAACGTGATTGTATGTCAGCTATGAAGAGTATAATGACATTTAATGGGATTGATCCAACCGGTGTGTTCTTTGGTAGAAATAATCTATTTACAATTACAGGAAAGGGAATCGTCCCAAAGGTAGTTGTAGTAACAGATATCATCTTTGAACATTTTAATGAAGTTTATTATGGTGGACGTGAAATATATAAGCTTTTCTCAGATTTGTATCGGTTATGTAGTAAGATGTCTACGAAATATTTGTATGGATATCTTAAAGCTACACCAGAAACTGAAATATTTGTATCAATTCTCAAGAAAATATTTGAGGTTTGGTCACTTAACAAAGTCAACGGTGTTTCGGCAAGTGGTGAATTTTATAGTCCGGAAACACTGTTAGGATTTAATGAAGATGGACAATGTAAGCTATGGGATGTGATTGATCAGGCTTCCCAGTTAGAGCTTTACATTGCCTCTGAAGTTGTAAAAAATAATTTATTGTTCAATACGGACGCTATAGCTGTCCGAGATTTCTATAATTTCGACGTTCGTTGATTGAAACATAACTGAAACGATACTACGGTATCGTTACATAGGTCGGGGGCTTAGCCATTGCGCAGGTTCCCGGCTTATATTTTTTATACAAAATCAACGTTTTTAACAAGACTGTAATTATAATGAAAGGAGGATAACCCTATGGAACTTGTTATGTTTGATGGTCCCGATGGGGCTGAGAAGTCAGCTATCCTTGAAATGAGACAGTTGGATACTGTATCAAACTTTACAGTTGCAAAAGATAAGTTACAACTACCAAAAGATGGTAGTTCAAATAAAGGGATGTTTATACCATTTCTGAATACCCAACCTACATCAATTGCAAGGGTACTCACCAATAAGCATCCAAAACTCATGAATCAGGGGACTGCATATAAAGGATATTACTATGATCATATACGTTTATTCCGTGCTATAAAGTCTCCTCGTGTTAAAAATCCCGGTATCAGCAAAATGGGGTTAAAGCAACAAAGAATTCTCGCTTATGGCGATATGCAGCAGAATGCACCCAATATCATTACACCAATCTCAACCGCTACATTAGCAGGAAAGAACTTTGTATATGATATGGAACCTCTTACTGCGTTATTAAAGAGGCAACCAAAATTGGAGAGGATTCCTCTTGTTGAACGGTTGAAGATGTACTTCAATACGATTGGTTCTTTTTATGAAGGCTTGAAATTTGATAAGTATAAGAAAGCTCCAATCTTTATTGATTTGGATGATTTTCATATTGATGCACCCCTTGGTGATTTTCAATTCTATGATTACATGATGATTCTTTTGAGGAAATCCGACAATATTATCTTCAAGGTAATGGTGTCTGTTCCGGAGATGGAGATTCTTTTTTATACCACTAAGGGATATGTCAAAGTCAATACATTAGGAGATTTCAAGAGAGAGAATTTCACAAGCCTTGTTAGATTTGTCAAGAGGATTCAGCCTGCTGGATACGAAGCCGTTAATCAGAAAGGTGATAAATATATGGTATCTGACATAATCGACCATTATGAGGGTATCGTAAAGGCTGATTTGGATAATCAAATTAAGGCAGTTATTACAAAGAACGCTACTGGTCCTCAAGGTTTTGATGATACGGTAAAAGATGCACCTGCAATCGCTGCGGATATTGCAATCCAGAAACTGGAGAAGAAAGTAGCTGCTACAAAAGATGTCGAAGCTGATGAAGAAGAGGCTAAGAAAGAAGAAAAGAAACGATTGAAGGAAGAATCTTCTCATCCTGAAACAGAATTTCGTGATGAAGAAGAAAGAGATACAGATACAAAGATTTCGGAAGATGAGGCAATTGAAGATACAATAGAAGAGATTGAGACCGATGACGAGTTAAAAACTTCTTTCATTAAATCTGTTACGGATAAAAGAGTTGGTACTAAGACCGCTGCTTCTTTGAAGAGAGATAAAATGCTTCGTGAGAAACAGATGACTCTTAAAATCCATGATAAGAAGATTGGTGATTTAATTGCCGAAATGCCGGAACCTCCGAAAATCCCAGAGCATCAGATTAGTAATGATGCTGTTGTTACCGATAATTCCGAACTTACGAATGTTCGGTTTTATAATTTCGAGTCCGCTTATATCGAAGAAATGTTTGATAGGGATATGGCTCGTGCAATCACTTCCTTCAATGATAAAGGAATCAATGTCAATGTACTTGATGTAAAGGTAGAAGATACTTCAACAGAGTTGGTTTATCAGGATACCTATACGATTGAAATGGAAGACGAAAATAGGAGGCGTCATACCATCAAGGTCAATATACCGAAATTGGTTGACGATAAGTTTTTGATCATCAACGGTAAACGTCGTGTAATTGAGAAACAGCTTGTAGGACTTCCTATCATTAAGACAGGTCCTGATGAACTTCAGATTGTTTCAAATTATAATAAGATTTGGATGACCAGAAAAGGAACCCGTTTCAATCCAAACATGGAACGGTTTAAGAAGATTCTGGTAGATGAATCTAAGAGACCTGACAATGTAAAAGTTCGTGTGTATAAAGGAGATAACTCTGTTATCAATAGATCTTATCTCACTTGCCTGGAATATGATGAACTGGCATCTAAGTACAATAAGATTGTCATTAATAATTGTACATTTGTCTTCTCAGTGGATATGTTAAAAGAGGAACTTGGGGACAAGTATAAAGATTCCACTCTTGAAGAAATTATCATTGGTTATAAAGGAACCAAGAAGGAACCTATTGTATACAATACAACAAACCCTGAACATCAGGATATGGTTTCTCTTATGGTTCGGGAATCTATGCCAGTATATTATGATACATTCAAGAGATTATCTTCAGGACGTAAATACGTCCATAATAACGTGAAGATGCTTGAGAAAGATTTTCCGTTAGTATTTGCTGTTACTTTCTTTGAAGGATTAACAACAGTTGTCCAGAAGTTCAATACTCTTACAGGAGAAAATCGAGTAGAGTTTGTTGATAAAAAAGATAATTCGGATAACTATATGTATATACAGTTTGCAGATGGTTATCTGAAATATGCTATGAATGATCTTGAAGCTTGTCTTTTATTCAACGGTTTTACAGAGTTGATTTTGAAAGATTTTACCATTGCAGAGATGGACAATAGGGACACCTATATTGATATATTCGAACAGCTTCTCGGAAGTGGATATTATGCAGGCGGTTTTATTAACTTCTATGATTTCATGATTGACTTCAAAACACTTGATATTTTGAAGTTGCTTGGATATCCGGAAGATATTGTATCTCTGATGATTTTTGCAAGTAATATGCTTGCTGATAGTTCATTCTCAATAGATACAGACCCGACACTTTATCGGTTACGTAATGTTGAGATAATTCCTGCTATACTCTATAAGGAAATGACAAAGGCTTACAGCAGATATCGTAAGACGGCAAATAATGCTAACCCCATGAAGTTATCTATTGACCCTGACTGTGTTATAAAAGAACTTAATGGACTTCCTACGGTAGATTCGTATAGTCGGCTTTCGCCTATTGTAGAAGTGAAGCAGTTTGGTGTAACTTCTATGAAGGGTTATGTCGGTATGAATAAAGACCGAAGTTATAGTGAAGAAAAGCGTAATTATCATGACAATATGGTTGGATTAATCGGTGTATCTACTGATATTTCTGGTAATTGCGGTAAAGAAAGGCATTTGGTTGTAGAGCCAAATGTTATCAATGCTTATGGTATGCTTGAAGTTGTAGGTCGTGATAATGCCAAGAATTTGGATGCAACGAAGTTGATGACTACAGAGGAAATGACTTATCCGATGGGAGTTGCACACGATGATCCGAACCGTACAGCAATGACAAGTAAACAATCTTGTCACGCAATTCCTGTACAAGATCAATGTCCTTGTCTTATCACAAATGGATTTGATTCGACAATCCAATACCGTACATCAAATGATTTTTCTTATGTAGCAAAACAGGATGGTGAAGTAATTGACCGGAATGATGATGCTAATATAATGATTATCAAGTATGCAGATGGGACTACGCAAGCTATTGATTTGGATAGTAAAATTGTCCAGAACGGTGGCGGTGGTTTCTATCTTGGAAATAAACTTGATAGTACGTTTAAGAAAGGAGATAAATTTAAGAAAGATGCGATTCTGGCATTCGACAAGCACTACTTTAAAGATACTGGTGTGTTGGGAAATAAGCTTACCTATGGCACTTTGGTTAAGACCGCTTGTTTATCAAATATGGCAACTTACGAAGATTCAATGTGGTCAACTTACCGTTTAAGTAGAGCTATGTCAGCAGATATCACAATGAAAGAAGTTTCCGTTGTGATAGGAAAAAATTCTAATGTTGACTATATCTGCAAAGTGGGAGATCGTGTAAAGAATGGAGATGATTTGATTCGGTTTGATACATCATATACAGATGCGGAAATGAGCGAACTTATGAATTCTATCCGAAAGGATTTACAAGAGGAAGTTATCAACTTGGGTCGCTCTAAGTATACATCGAAACATGATGGTATTATTGCAGATATTCGAGTTTATCCTGCGGTTGAACTTGAAGAGCTGTCTCCATCGCTCAAGAAAATGGTCAATAGTATCCAAAAGCACGAAAGAGACAGAAGAGCCTATATGGATAAGTTTGATAAAAATAAAAACTCTGTTTATAGAAGCGGAGTGTTCTTTGATCGTGCTGTTGGTAGAGTAAAACCTGATCAGTATGGTAAAATTGCAGGCATTGATGTACATGACGGAGTGTTACTTGAGATATATGTAACATATCATGATGAAGTATCAGATGGTGATAAATTTGCTCATATGTCGGCAAATAAGGCTACGAATGGCTATATGGTCCCTCGTGGGTTTGAACCTTATACATCATTTCGTCCGTATGAGGAGATTGATATACCGTTGGCACCATCTGCTATATTACAGCGTGGGACACCTTCCGTTCTTACAGTTGAAGTGGGATATAAAGTACTTATTGAATTGAAACGTAAGTGCTTTGAGATTCTTACTGGACAGGATTGGAATGAGAAGATGCGAGAAGAACGTCCATATATGGATGTCCATACAAAGAAACCAGTTACTCCAACAAAAGAATCTACAGGATATGAGAGATTCGATATGAATAATGTTAAACTCGCAGAAGAACATCTGGCATTAATGGAATCTGCATTTGATATCATGATGAGTCCGGACAATAAGTATGAGGCTACTCAAGAATATTCAAAAGGAGATATTGTATTTGCAGGAATGAACTTCATGAATGAAGTCAATCGTGCAGTATTTGAACAAAGGCTTTCAAAATCTTCTGAAGGATATATTCCCAATATAGAATTAGATGAGGAGTTAAATGCTTACGTGGCAAAAGATATGATATATTACGGAGAACGATTGGTTCTTTAATACTATATTATATAGATGGATAAAATGAGAAGTAAGAATACCGGGTTCTTACTTCTCATTTGTCTATTTACATTTTAACTAAATAAATTTTAAAAGAAAGGAAGAAGAGACAATGTTGACATCAATGAATGGACAGAGGATTATTATTAAAGGCGGGCTTACACCGGAGGAAGAGTATCTGAATCTGTTATCGTTGTCTAAGAAAAATACGGCGACGACAGTAACGATGAACCGTTTAGCAGATCGGTCATCCAACCGAGATGTTGAGGTAAGAGATATACCATCATATAACTCAGATGGGGTTCTTGTTAATGGGGTTCGTTTTAAATTTCTTCCAAATCATGAACAATCGAGGGAGGTGGAGCAATGCGGATACATCATGCAATAGGAGAATTTCGGCTGTATAAAAACCAATATCAAAAGGTTATGGATTTACTCGAACGAGAGATGGAGAATAGTCCGTTTGATTTGGTTGTTACAGATTGTACGGAAGATTCTTACTATGTAAGTATTATCAATGGTTTTGGTTGTGTCTGTAATGGCAATTGTAAGACGGATTCTGATATCAATAGTGACAAATACCAGACAGCATTTGATCAAATGAATGAAATTGTAAGGTATATCGTCCGTACTCCAGCACTACACGATATGTATGAGAACTTTCTTGAAACGGATGAGGAGAAGGAGCGATTTAGACGAGGGGAATTTCATCCACATCACGTAGCTGAGAATGCTCATCTGGTGTTTGATCGTACTATTACAAGTTTGGTGGAAACTATCAAAGAAACTGCCAACCGGAAGAAACCGTATGCTAAGGCAAAGCCATCCCATACAAATGATTCTAACGATGATAACACCATAGCGACAGTATATAGATAATAAACGTTGCTATTAATTAAAATGGAACGGGAGTAATGACAAAACTCCCGTTCTTATTTGGCTTATATATTAAGCTTGTATCAATCTAATAAGGAGGTTTTATGATATGGCAATATCGAAGGCATTCGAAGCAAGAAGTAAAGACGTAGATGCCGTTATTGATACATTGCTCGAAGCTCAACGAGAAAACGGTATAGAAACTCACATGAGAAAGGCTTTATTCGATTCTAAAACAAAGGAGAGAATCAATAAGTTCCGGAGAGCACGTCTTGAAGCTAAAGGTGTTGATCTTTCTGAGTATGGAGCAGGCGATCGTTCTAAATGTGCAAATTGTGAGAAACATCTATCGAATATTGAAAGAGGTATTTTCGTTTATAACGACGAAGATTTGATAGATGATTCAGATGAACCATATGTCTGCGAGTATTGTGTAAAAGTAGGATTTGATAGCAAATATAAACCTGAGGAGTGTGATGTTTGTGAAGATTGCGAATCCTGTCGAGACAGAATAAATGGATTATGTGATGGTTGTGAATACAGTATTACATTCAATGGTACGACCTATGGTTCGTTGGATGATGCAGATGTTGATGTAACAATCAGGGAAGAAGACCAGCGAGTTTTCGATGAAATTGATGGTGGACCAGATTATAATGTCCATTATGGATCTGGTCATTTTACCATCATGAACTTTTGATTAAATTTGTTATCGTTATTTTCGGATATATTTTGAAAACGGCGATAACTATTTAATAAATATCGGGCTGAATACGTGTGATATAACTTTTCGCAATTTCACATTGTAGTAAACCCGAAAACCAATAATTCTTTTTAAAAGGAGGAACTAATCATGGGTAAATTTGCAGAAGCAAAAAAGAAGCTTGTGGACGAGATTTCCGCAAGCACTCAGAAGAAGACCTTCAACGAAACCTATTTCAACGTTCTCAGTACGGCAATGCTGAACGATGCGGGTTACGAAAAGAAGGAACTCAAGAATAAGGGCGGTGAACTGAAGGAAGAGACAACAACTCCGGTGGCGGATCTCCGGAAGAGTATTATCGGATCGATTGCGAAGAGTGCAGGATGTGATTCGGCTGAGCAGGAGAGGCTCGTGAATGAGCACCAGTTCCCGGTGCTCCCT